CGCACAATAGCGACACCTTATAGACCGCTGGAGTCACCGCTGTTCCGCTCGCTGCATCATTGCTTGCGATGGTCAATCTGCATTCGATCAATTGCCCTGGATCAACTCCAGTTGCGTTAATCGTGAAGTCGTAGTTCGCTGCCGAGAGTGAATTCATCGAGATTGCGGAAGTCGTCACCAAATCGCTCGACAGCGTGCCATCCGATCCGACGTAGGCTTCGAGGTCAATGGTGCAAGACGTATCGGCAACCGTCGTTTCCATCTTCGCACGGATGCGAACCTGGATAGTCTGCCCGTCTTCGTAGTTCGCTGGGATGGGCACGCTGAAATAGATTCGACGCGTTACGCTTCCCGATGCCTTGACGTCCCCGGCTGTGATCCGAACCGGATTAGTTCCCCAAGTCCCGGTCACTAGCCCCAAATCGTCGTTTGCTGCTGTTGAAACGGGATTGGATGCCACCGCGTCCCACACTCTGAACGAATGCACGGGAACAACTGATTCCGCTAGCACTCGTTGAGCAATCTTGGTTGGCGATATGTCGGCGTTTCCGGCAATCGTGTAATTGGTAATCACTTCCGGTGGAAGAATGATCGTTGCGTTTGGTATGGTGGTCATCAAATCAATCCTAGTGCGTTAAAAGGTAGCGAATCGAACTTCTTAAACTCGAGCCAGTAAGCGGTTACTGGCTGCCCTGGCTCCTCGGTCTGGATCCTAAATCCTTGGGCATTGAGCAAAACGGGCTTGGTAACCGGCTCTTTATTTCCGTCAACCGCTCTAACAATCCGTGTCCCTGCGTTGCCCGGCCCCGATAATTGTACACGCTCGTAGAATCCTTCGTGCCGGACGCGGGAATACCACGCCCTTTCGGGAGTCGTGCGGTAAGGAAAACGAAACTGGATCTGGGCTGTTACTTCCCAATACGCTTGCTCTCTCGTTGTCACGTTCGACGCTGCGAACTTGGTGATCCGTGCAGTCCCTGGAGGCCATCCCAGGAACAGATCAGAATTGACCGCTCGTCGATATCGTGCCTGCACGTAGGAATTAAAGATAAGCATGTTCCTCTTGATCGTTACGGTCTGATCTGGAATCGGAACCGTTACGCCGTCGATAGGCTCGCCGTTTACCGTTTGGATAGGGTTTCCGTCCCAGTCTTCATCGATAGCCTCATCCGTTTCCACGTCGTCCCAGTCGATTCTAGGAGGTGCTAGGAGTGGATTGTCCGTTCCTCCGTCGGTTAAACTTGCCAACTCTCCGTTGTAGTCGTAAATTACGATCCAAAATATCGGACTAACTCGCTGCGTGTTAACTCCATCGGAGTAAACATAAGGATAGTTTGCCGAGTAGATTGAGCCGGATGCAGGTAGCCTGTCGTCGTTAAATAGATCGTACTCGACCGCTTCTTTCGTCGTGACAACCTGAAACGCCCTCTGGAACTTGACGGTAAGTTTTCGAAACTTGTCTGTTAGTCGCTGATCGTAAACTGGACGCGACCACATTTCAGTGACTTCCAAAACGTTTGGGCTTTGCATCGCTTAGACTCCTGGGCTTTGGAATTCGATTATGGTTGTCGGTGGTTGCAACTTGTCCTTTAACGCGGTGATCGCTTCGCTAACCTTGTCGAGTTTCACAACCGTTGCTAGCGTGTTGGCCTCGATCTTCTTTTGCGAATCATCCGCCTTGCCCTTCGTAAGCAATCGGGACTCCCTTGCTGCTAAATCCGGTGTGCTGATCGTTGCCTTTATCTCTTTACTTTTCGCCGCTTCCGCGAACTGCGCCTTGGCCGCTGCGATTGCCATAGCAGTATCTTTGTCTAGCCCTTGCTGTTGTAGCCTAAATGCCTCGGCTGCTTGCTCGCCTTGCTCTAAAAGAATCTTTTGTTCTTCGAGTCGCTGTAGTTCGCTCTTGCCTAAATCCGCGATGCGTTGAAGTCTCGACTTCTCTTCGTCTTGGGCTTTCTTTTTCGCCGCTTCCGCATCTTGCTCAGTCTTGAGCATCTTTTCGGCGAACATGATCCGCTTGATGTCCGTATCGCCTAGCCCCTGATCTTTCAGTTGCGTTCGACGTGCCTCTTCCGCACCTTTCGTCAGCTCGATGTATTGGTAGTTGATATTGCGAAGGGTGGATAGAGTCGATTGATCGATCTGTGCTTTCTTCGCGGCCGCTTCATCCTCTGCGGCCTGTTGCTCTTTTATCAAGCGTACTTGCTGGGCGTGTGCACTGTACTTTTGGCTAAGCTGGCTCTGTTGCTGTCGAAGCGATTCGGCCAGTTTAATGTAACCCGCCGCTTCATTCTGCAAATCCGCGACTACCTCAGGGCTTTGCTTCGCCGCTAGTGCCTTGTCCGCTTCTTTGTTGTAGTATTGGAACGACGCAACAGCGTCATTGACCTGCTTATCGATGTCAAAAAATAATGCCCTTGCTGCTTCTTGCTGCTTGTCTGGGTCGCGGATGAGTTCGAGGTCTTGCAGATTCTCGCCGAACTTGACGCCGGATAGCCGAATCATTCTGTTGGCGAACTCGTCGGCGTCTGATGCTGCCTGCCTCATGCGTCCAGCGACATCATCAACTCCGAAAATCATCTCGCCGATCGACTTGCCCAATTGAAAAGACATGACGCCAACTAAGGCACCCAATCCAGCCTTGAACGCCGCTGCGCCAGCCCCTCCGAGTTTCATCACCTCCGAGAATTGCCCGATCTTCTCAGTGACCCCAGCGACGCCCTGGGCCGCCGCTGCAAACTCAGTCCCGCCGAGTTGCATTGCGAGCACTCCGATAAACTCGGTCGATGCTTTGGCCTTTGAGCCGACTTCCTTAACGCCGCTGACCGCGTTCTCGATGTTCTTCGCTGCGTAGACCGCTTTTGCGCTCGCTTGATCTTCGGCTTGAATCAGGATTTTTACGGCGTCACCGGCCATTATTCGCTCTCCGCTTTAATCCTGTTTTCTTCGTGCTTCAAAATCCGAACCGCATCAACAAATGAGGCTGATTGATCGAGGCTGCCACCCGCTACAGGCGGTAGCCCCTCGTTGAACAAATCAGCCATCGAAACAAATTGACCGATACTTTCGCAGTATCGATTCGGGCATCCTTTCAGGATCCAATTCCCGTTTGTGCACTCCTCGCATCCTGTGCCGTTGCATGCCGGGCATTCGATCTCGATAGGCTCCGCGTCTGTTCCCTCGTCCTCGCACTTCTTGTCGCTGCATCGTCGGCAAAGCTCGCCCTGCCTAATCAACGCCGCGACCCTCAGTCTTTTTTTTCGTTGGTGTCCATTCGCTGATTGTACGCCACCTTAATAAGCAGCTCCCTTGCCTCTCGGTACGTCAATAGGTTATCGAGTTCATCGACAACAAACGGACGCTCGACATTCCTCCATCCGACAACAACCCGCTTCAATTCGCTGATTGTCGCATCGAATATCTGGTCTATCGAGTGCTTTTCGTCAAGCATATCAACCGCTTGAAGTATGCTACGCTGCCCTCGCATCGATTGCGATAAACAAACGAATACTGGCCGCGTCTCGACGGGCTTGCTCTGGTCAACATCGAGACACACTTCAAACGATTGATCTGGCTCAAGAAAAATAGGCATCGATTATCCTGATTAGGTTGCTGCTGTAAACGTGATGGAGCATTCTTGGTCAACGTTGTTTCCATCTCGATTGGCTTGCCACTCGATTTCATCGACAACCAAGTTTTCCCGGTCTGCTTCTTGCAGGCTGATGATTTGAGCCTTGGGTGCCGTGAACGTCATGACGCTGTTCGTTGGCCCATCAAGCGACCATGTTAGCGAATGCTCCGACATATCGAGTAGTTTACCGTATCTGTCTTGAGTCGCAACCAACTTAGACTCGGGGTTTCCTGTGATCCTAATAACTCGATTGGTGATTAGACCGGCAAGGAAACCAGAAACATCTTTCGGATCTTCTCGAAGGATAACCGTGTTCCCGCTGTCAAGCGTTATATTCTCGACTTGCAGTTCAACGCTGTTCCATGTCGTCGTTGAGGATGCAAAGCGAAGCGATTGAGCGGTAGGATAGCTTGGCGCCAAGATCGCTGTATCGGTTGGACTCGCCCAAACTCCGGTAAACTCAAACTCGAAGAACGCTGATCGACCAGTAGGACAGTTCAGTTTGAACGTTCCAGCGCAACCTCGCAGCAACTTTCGCATACCGTCGATATAGACGCCAATCGTCAGAGTCTTGACGTTCGTCCCCGGTGCTTCGGTTCGCGGCGTAAAGACTTGGCCGCTTTTCACCCATCCGCAAGCCGGGAGGAAAGTATCTGCCCAGCTAGGCTCGGTTGCTGTTCCATCCCATGACGCATCGTGCTTAAAAGTCACCTTCCCGCGATAACCTCCAGGAACGCTCGCTCGCATCCCGAATGATGCTTGACCCTCTCGAGTCTCTAGTTCCGTCTCCGTTTGTATTGCGATGTCATAGCAGTTGAAAGCCGCATCTGATCCGGTAAGGCTCATTGCTGTTCCTGGAGTCGATTCGATTGATGCTGCCAATACTCGCTTGCGTTTCAATAGCGTCATTTTGATTCCTTTATTGGTTCAATGCTCTTAGTTTAATCTTACCCTGTGCCGCCAGTATAACGTCACGCAAACGGCGATTGACTTCTATAGGGAGTCGCTCCCTCGCTTTATTTTCCGCAACCTTGCCTATGCCGCCTCGGATGTAGTAGTCTCCAGGCTTCTTGCCCTTGACTTGTCGAAGCGTCCGGCGATTGGTTTCATCCGCTGTGTATACGTTACCTCTCCAATTGCGAGAGATAAAGCCGTCGAGAACCGTAGTCCACCCGCCGCCCATGTCTGGCTTGTAGACAACTCCGCTAGACTTCACCTTGCCTTTTCGCTTTCGGGTATACGTCTTGGCTTCGTGGTACTTCGCGGGGAATGGATAGCCCTCCCATAGTCCGATGGTCGCCTCGGCTCGCTTCGGTACTGCTTTGTTCTTCTGCCGTATGGTTTTCTTCAATGTTGCTGCTTTGCTTATTGGCTTACTGTTGCCCTTGTTCATCGAAGACAACTTGAGGTTAATCATCTTTCCGACAACTTGAGCAACCTCAACGCGCACGCTCTTTGCGGTGCGATTGACCGCCGTTGAAAGCACTCTCGGAAGGTGGACTTGGAAGTGTCCGAGATTGCGTTTCATTTGCTTGAGTGACTTCGCATCGATGGATATTTTTATCACGCTCGTAGCTCCGTCATGTCGTCTTCGCTAACTCGGTAGGTGATATTTAACGGGATTTGCAACCCGTCCATCCCGCCATCGGCTTGAATGTAGTTTACCGTCTGCCACTGGGCATCCGTTGCATAGCCGCCGAAGGTGTGCCACGTCGATGACACTGACGCAACGGCCTTGACAACATCGGAATGGAACGCATTGAGAAGCGAATCGATAGCGTCAGTGTTTCGCTCGTCTTGCATGATGTGGCAATGGATCAAGAATTGCTGCCGATAAGCATTGGACGGAGGCTCTCCAGGTCTGTCTAGGTCTGGCACTCTTTCCGGCTGCCCCTGTGTCAAAACGATCTGGTTATTCCTGGGCGTAAAATCTGCGAATCTAGCCGGTCGTTGCACCTCGCAAATCTCAGTCTGGTAGCCATTGGCCCCAATCATCGCATCAAGGCGAGACTTTAATTCAAGTGCTATGGACTCAACGACTGCTACCGGCATTCTAGGACTAGCATCCCTTCATCGTGGCTCAACAGTTTCAAAATCGATCTACGCTTCGGTGCTTCACCAACGCGATTCGAGAACGCTAATTCGTCCCCGCCTAAGTTTATTTCGTCGCTTGCAATCCCGCTTGACTGATCGTTGGCAACGTGTACCTCGAAAAGAGGGTAGACCACATTTCCATCTTCCGGCAAGACGCCGAGTGCTTCGCGTATCACAACTGCCTTGATCTCCCTGGATCGACCGTTACGTTTGTAGTAAACAATCGATTCTGCGAAGTCACTAGCGTTGCAAAATACGCTCTCGGCATCTTGCTTAATCAGGTCGTGCAGTGTCACTTACTAGGCTCGCTTGCAAGTGACCTTGACGTAATCGACAACCACCGAATCCACGTTGGTATTCGCGGCCTTCTGTAGTTGGATGATCGGTTGCAAGCCAAGAGCATAGCCGCTCATATCAAACGTAGTCGAGGATGCGACCTGACGCCCGTCGATGTAGAACCGAACGTTGCTCTTGCCGCCAGTGAAGTCGATCACAAATTCCTTGTAGGTCGTGCCCAAGGTCGTACCGCTCGACACGTCGTCGTTGTCCCGCGTTCCGTCATCAGTCTCGACGTATACGAGGGTGGTGCTGTTCGCACCTTCCATGCGGAACCAAGCGTTAGCCGCTACGCTGTCAGGCGTATCGTTGCGTGCGGAGCCAAGACCGAACACCAGCGTCGATCCGCTGGTGAAGGTGGAAGCACCGATCTTCACTCGCATCTCGACTCGCTGAACCAAGTCGATGTCGAAGTCCAACGCGTCGTTAAAGTGTGGGCAAACGTTTTCAATTTCGTTCGTTGCCGCCAAGGTGACGGTCAGTTCCGAAGTGCCCTTCGTGTAAACCGGTGTTCCGCTGGACGAGGTGTCATCGACTAGCCAAGGAGTCGCTGGATCCGCCGAAGTTGGAAGCGTTGCGACTGCCCCGTTGAAGTCGTCGTAAAAAATCTGGAAGTCTCGAATATCACTCATCATCAATTCCTTTGCTTTGTTTGTTTGTTTGAAAAAAGGCCCCAACCCAATCGAGCCAGGGCCGTGTGTCAATCAGGCAATCAACTACGCAGAGCGATTGCCGAAGATGCCGCGATGATCGATTACCGCTGTGCCCATCGTCTGACGGATCTTGTAGAGGTAAACATCTCGGCTCATGTCCCAATCATTTTCCAAGACTGGGGACTCTTCGCCACTGAGGAAGGTTAGTTCCATCGTGTCGACTTGCGAGTTGTCAGCGATTGCGTACCAGTTGGTAGAACTGTTCGCGTCTAGCAAGGCGGTAGCAACAACAATCAGCGGTCGAGTGCCGTTGATACCGTAGAGGCTAACTACGCCCTCATTTCCGTTCGACTGTGCAAAGGATTGACTGTTGACAATCCGCGATGCAGTCGCTGCGTATTTCTGAGGAACCAGCAAAACCTTAGGCGATAGATTCAACACCGATCCACCGAGGCCCTTTTGCTTGCTCATCAACTCGAATGCTTCGTCGAGTGTGGTTTCGCTTGGGGCCGCTGGGCTGACTGCGGTAATGTTCGTTCCGCTTGCGTGAGAAGCAGAGAACAGCGCCAATCCATCAGGCATTACAGGATTGCTCAAGAACGTGTCATAAACGAGACGCTCTTGAGTACGTCGAGCCGCTTGCCCTTGCATCGCAGGGATGCGAGAGAGAGCATCGAGGTCGTCATTTACGACGGTTTCCCAAGTCACTGTGAACTCGGCACCAAACTTGTCAACCTTGTACGACTTCTTTTGATCGCTTAATCCCTTCTCTGGGTAAGCCTTTCCCTCTGGCACCATTTCCAAGTTGGGATACTCGGAAAGCTGCGTTCGGTTGATCTGCTTGAAGTCGTCAACGCTAGCCGCTTGGCGAACCCACAAGGCCCAAGTAAACGGGGCTTCGTCGTAAGCCGCTCGGAGAGTCTTGTTGACTGCATCCTGCAGGATGTTTTGGAAACTTCCTGTCGTATGATACGCATCGGATCGTCGAACGCGGAGGCGATTGAACGTCCCTGCGTGACCCATCGCCATGCGTGCTACGTCGCCCTTAGTGTGCTTCAACGGATCGATGCCCATTCGTCGAACGCATTCTTCGGCAAGTCGGTACAAACCGACATTGCGAAACTCTGCATCACCTTGTGCTGTCGGTGCCTTGGTGCGATGAATGTTGCCTTGGAAGCAACGTTGAACCAAGCCAGCTTTTGCGGCTTGCTCAAACTTGTCGTGCTCCGATTCGGTAACGATTACGCTGCTGCCGATTGGTTGATTTGCCATCTGTCGAATAATCCTTTGCTGAGCGTCTTCCAGTGAACAACCGGAGTCAACCAACTCATCAGCAAAGGAACGCTCAACCTTCGCTAGTTTGGCCGCTGCGTAAATCGATTTCTTTCGCTCATCAATCGCTTTCAGTTGCCGTGCAACTTCGCCTTCGACTTTATCTTCCGCTCGAGCAACTTCTGGCTCTTTAGGCATTTCGCCATCTGCCCTTGTCGCTTCCTCTGCTGGCTTCTCCATGCCTTCCATCAACTCAACTTCGAGTTCTGGTTTCGCCATGTGATCCGCCATCCACTTAATGATCTCGTTTGCGTCGGTCATCCCTTCGGGTAGACCAAGAGACGAGAGTTGAGCCATCAATTGCTCATCCATGCCATCCTGCCTTTCTGCTTGGTCGTAAGACCGTCTGACCGTGGAATTAGGATCTGCACCCGTTGCACAGATACTCGCGTTGTGAGGCTCCCAAGCGGTAACAATCTCCGCTGGCCCTTCAACGATGACGCCACGTTTCGTCGTGTATGATTGCCCTTCTGGGATGTAAACTCGATTGAGAATTACCGCATCAATCGAGAAGTCGTTTAAGCTTCCCTCCTGGTATCGAGTGGCTACGACTTGGCTTTCTGGATCCGATGCGAACGAAGGATCGCCGACCAGTTCTCCGTCTTGAATCTCGATATTGCGAATCGATCCGAATACATTGCGAACCGTTCTATCGTTGTGAGAATCGACGATTGGCAGTTGGTTCTTTGAGTTGCGGAACTGGACGCCATCCATCAGCAAGACTTGGCGAACCATGCGACCGCGTTGCTCATCGTAGATTTCAATTGGCGTCTCGGTTGCAATCACCGCTCGACCGTCTTT